GCAATATATTAGTGACGCTGAAGACATATTTAAAGACTTACAGTCAGCCCTAGAAAAAGCAAGCAGTATTGAGGACGCAACCCAAAACGAAGAAACAAAAACAACTAACTAAATAGAGAGGACTAAAAGCCCGTACATTAATTTGTGCGGGTTTTTTTTGTATCAATATGATAAAAGAAAAGGAAAGTAATATGATAATAGGAAATTTTAATAAATGGAAAATAGTAGAAGATGGAAGAACTTTAAAAGCAATGGAAAAAAGAGGCTTAATAAGTCAATCAGAATATAGTGTATTCCCGCAAGTAGATGCTGATTTAAGTCAATTTGTATATAAAGATAGAACCTATTGGATAAAGTATTTCGACGGTTCATTTTTTCCGTTTGTAGTTACATTAACAGATGAATATATACACGCAAATTGGAACAATCTAAAAGAAAAATACAGAAAATAAAAGAGAGGATAACTAGATGAAAATAACAATAAACTTTGACGGATTTGAAAGAGCATTTAAAAGATATGGAAGAGGTGAACAATTTTCTTATGAAGGACTTATGGCGCTTTTTGAATGGCTGGAGGACTTAGAAGACAGTATGGGAGAAGAACAAGAATTAGATGTGATTGGTCTTTGTTGTGAATATACAGAATACAGTAGCCTTAAAGAATTTCAAGAAAACTGTGGAGAAGAATACGAGTCTATTGAAGATATAGAAAACGAGACAATAGTAATACCAATTGACGAAGAATCTTTTATAATAGTAAATTTTTAGAAAGGACAATATGGAAAGAAAATTTAAATACCTAACTAATAGGCAACTAATAAACAGAATAAATCATAGATTTGCAAATGGTTTAAATGATGATGATGAGGTTTATGAATTATTTGAAAGAAAAAAAGAACAAGGGTTTAGAGTTGTAGTTGGATATGACACATATGATATTATAGAAAGGGGCAAATAATATGATAATAGAAGACTATTACACAAAAGATGAGATTGATTATATATGTATGTATTATGGGCAAATGCCCGAAAATTTAACATACAATATGAAAGTTATGTTAGTAGAAAAATTAGAGAATGAAATTATTAGTAAAGTAGAAAAAATAAAAAGTGAGATGTCGTAATGAGTAAAAGAAAAAAAGAAGAGTTTAACATAGTTGAATATGCACACAGCATATTTGAGTTTTACAAAACAATAGACTTAGATAAAATAAAACAAAAAGAAAAGGAGGGCAATAAACGTGAAAAATAAAGACTTAATATTTCATATGCCAAAAGGAAAAGAAGAAGAAGAAGACTATCAAACTATCATGGATAATACTGATTGGTCAGAAATATATGAAAAAGAGCGGAAGTTACGTCAAAAAGAGTATATTAAAAATCAATCTTTAGATGATAGGGGTATACTAAATGATATAGAATGGAATAGTGAACCAAACAAACTAATCTGGATAAATAAAATGGTATATGCTTTTGTGTACCATGAGGCTAATTATGCGTTGTGGTCAAAAAGGGTATCGGAGTACATGGGTTTAGAAGAGTGGACTGAAGTTACCTCGTTGCTTGATGTACCTTTATTCTCATATATCGAACTTAAAAAGTATGCAGTAGCAGTAGGCTGGATAGAAGAAGATGATAACAAATGGTTAATAGAAAGGAGGTAAAAATGAAAAAAGATAAAGATGATGTGTGCAAACATAATAATACTATAACTAACGAGTGTTCAGATTGTAATGAGCAAGAATTGTATGATTTACTTCTAAGGCCCGTATTAAATAGTATAGTAGATACTTATGTTGGCGGTTGCAATAATAATTTAACTGATTTAATATATGATGTTCACGAAGGCGAAGTAGATTTAACTGATGAATTAGTTGAAAAAATAGAGGCAGATATATTAAGGAGATTAAGCCTATGATAACTAATAGAGAGGAAAGAACAAAATGAGTATAAATGAAATATCAAAATGGCTAGAAGAAAGTGGATTGGTAGCCATAGCAGGAGAAGACTTAGACCTAATCAAAGATTATATAGATGATAAATGTATAATCATAATACCAAAAAAATATCACAAAGAAGCCAGTTGGGACATGGGTTCAACACATATAGAAGAATCATACGAAAGGAGAAAGTGATGGAGTATAAGTCAATACAAATACCTATAACAGAAGAAGATATAAGGATGTTCCAAGAGTTAGTTCATTATGATGGAGAACCATTTATTTGGACATTTGATAATGTAAATGTTGAGTTTGTAAAAGAAGAAGAGGAGGAGTAATGAGAAAGCCTGATTACGCAGAGATGAGGCACATGTTGTCTTATAGAGAAGCAGAAGACATGACATACAGAGACATACAAGAAATATTATTGTTTGGAACTAAGCCATATGCAGAGATTCCAGATGAAGATATTTTTGATATGTTTGTAGCAACATTTGGCACACACTATATACCAAAGAAAAAAGTAAAGGAGATTAAATGAATATTGAAATTAAAAAATCAGAAGCATTAATATTGAGACGAGCAATAAGAGATGTTGCTTGGTTGATATATCATGATGAAGAATTGTGGTGTAGCAAAGTATATAAACGTAGCAGAAAGTTAAGTTATGATTATAAAGTTTCTTTATTAAAAAATCTTGCTCGGATAGAAGCAAAAGTAAACAAAGAATTTCGAGAAATAGGTTATTTAAAAAAGAAAACGGGCAACACACGATGTGCTTGGTTATGGTCAATAACAAGCAAAAGATGTATTAATAAGTGGGGAAAGATGGAAGAAGAATATCAAAAGGAGGCTAAATGACAGAAATATTACCTTATATCATAATGGGTTTTACTCTTATGACTCTATTAGAATATTTTTATGATAGATATAAAAAATAAATGTTGTTTATTAAACTAAGCATTAATAAAATAAAGAACAATATGTGGGGTAACTATAAAAGTTACCTCGCATATCAAAGCAAAGGAGATAAATAAATTGATGAGAAATCATGAGAATCAAGAACAGATTAAAACAAAAAAGAACGTAATTATTACAAACATGGATAAGAACTTATGGAATAAATTTAAAGGCACTTGCTACACAAAAGGAATGTCTATGAATCAAGCCATATCAGAACTTATTGAATCGTTTGTTTCTGAAAACTAGGAGAGTAATTGAAAAGTAAATGTCCTGTTGACGTAGAGTCAATCTATAACGACCATATTGTTAGAAAAAACGAAGAGAACTATCAGAAAAGATATGTTGGTAAAGAGCAGTACTATCATGCTTCTGGTACAGGCACTTGTTCAAGAAAGTTGTACTACGAGTCTGTTGAACTTGCTCCTACTACAAATCCAGCAAATGAAAAGTCATCTAGGATTATGCGTTTAGGTACAATTGTACATGATGATTTACAGCAAGCACTTTCCGATACTACTATATATAGTAATACTATAAATAGTAATACTACATATGAAGAATCTATATATAGTAAAGAAAAAGATATATATAATATCCAAAAAGAAAGTTTTAAATATCATATTGAAGGCGAAGTTATTATCGATTCCTTGAACGTCAGAGGTTTTTATGACTTAGTGGCGGTTAGCGAAGTTGATGGTAGTGTTCATTTGATAGATTTTAAAACTATGGCTAGTTATTCTTGGTCAAGAAAGTTTGGATATAAAAATAGAGACCCTTTGGCTTCAGTTCATCAAGAGATGCAACTAGGCACTTATGGGCTAGCAATTAAAGAAAAATTTGGTAGACTTGATAGCATGTGGTTGTACTACTACAACAAAGACAATTCACAGATGAGGTCATACCAAGTTCCAATGGTTATGCTTGATAGAGCAAAAGCCTTTTGGACAAACGTAAACGAAGAACATAAAAAAGGCCTTCCAATGTTTAGAGAAAGATTCAGTCCTGTTGAGGATTGGAATTGCAATTATTGTAGATTTCTAGACCATTGTAAACCGCCTTTTCATAAGAAAAAGTAAAGGAGATAAACGTGAGTGTATTTCAAAAACTAAAAGACGTTGACATCTCTAAATTAGCAGAGCAAAAAGGTAAGTTTGATTACTTGTCTTGGGCGCATGCTGTAAGAGAGGTGTTAAAAGTATTTCCAGAGGCAACTTGGGAAGTACATGAATATGATAATATGCCTTATATGCAAACAAATACAGGCTATTATACCAAAGTAAGTGTAACAATTAAAGGTATTACAAGAACCCAGATTCATCCTGTTCTTGATAATAAAAATCAAACTATTGATGCACCAAATGCTTTTCAGATAAATACATCTATTCAAAGATGTTTGGCAAAAGCAATAGCGCTACATGGTCTTGGTCTTTCATTATTTGCTGGTGAAGATTTACCAGACAATATAACTGATAAGCAAAAGAAAGAAATAACTAAGTTTGCTAATCAAGTTAAAGACGAGGCTGTTAAAAAGTCTATGTTAGATGCTATTGAAAATGGCAAAGTAAACGAATCAAACTATGCAAAAAGTTTGGAACATTGTAAAACAATTATTAAAAATCAAAAAGGAGATAAGTAATGGCTAACGAAACAGCTAAAATGTTTGACGACATGTTAAACGATACAGAGAGTTTCTTTGTTCCAGGCGAAGAGACAGAAGATTCAAAACCTAAGAACGCACCAAACGTAAGAGGTGAGTTTTATGGTCACATGCAAAACTCATCAAATAGAGAAGTATCATGGACAAAAGATGGTAAAACATTTAAAGCCCTAGTGTACAATTATGAGTTTGTAATTGATGGTAAAAACGAAGAAAATGAATATACAAAAGGTGAGAATAAATATTCTGGCAAAGAGTATGTAGGAAGAACATATAGGTCTAATGGTATTTTTAGATTTTTAGAACCTAAAAAAGGTGATGACTTTGTTTCAAATTCTTCTGGCAACAAAAGATACTTTCAATTCTGTGAAACTTTAGGTATAGAAATACCTAGAAAAGTGGTAAAGATGGACGGTCAAGATGTTGAGGTTCAGGTGTTACCTCCACTAAAAGGCACAGATATTGATGGCGCTCCAGCAATTGCAATTATAGATGAAGGTAAATCTTATAAAAATAAAGACGGTCAAGAGAGAACTCCGTATGTTGTTAAGTTTGTTAAAAAGTGGGAAGGAGGAGTAAAGAAAGATGCAGACATCCCATTCTAAAAGAAAATACACAAAAGTAGGATGGTCTAGAGAGTTTCTTATCAATACCTTGTATGGTTTTGGTATGAAAGGCAAAAGAATAAGTAGAATTGTTGGTGTTTCGCCAGCAACAGTCTACAGACACATTAAACGATAAATAATGTGGGAGATTTTGTATATCGCGAGAATACATAGGTGGTTTGTTATGTGGTCCTCTCTACCACTGTTCTTTTCTACCTTTCAAGTCTCCCGCAATTTTAAAAGGAGAATAATATGCAATGTTGGCATTGTAAATCAGAATTAATTTGGGGCGGAGACCATACGTATGAAGACTACGGTAAAGAAGGAGAAGGTGTTGTTAGCAACTTTACTTGTCCAGACTGTGAATCTTATTACGAATGTTATCTACCATTAGGAGGTCAAAATGATTAATTGGTTAAACTTTATAGTCTACTCATCTATGTTTATTTTAGGTGTGGTTTGTTGGGCTTCAATAATTGTTTACGTTGTAGGTTATTTTAGATAGGAGAGGTTATGAAAACTAAAAATCGTATGCACAGTAGAATAAAAAAAATTAGAAGGGAACTACAAAAAAGCCCTAATGGTTGGCCACTTTGTGTAATGGTCGGAGCAGAGTATACATGCACTAGAACTTATAGGAAGATGCGTGATGCGTAGAAATGAAATGCAAGCCTTGATGGGTAGGATAATGGATAAAATAGCAGAAACTCGCGATGCAGGTCAAAAAGAATATGCAAGAGATGTAGATAATGTATTTGCTAATTTTGAAAGAGTCGCTTCTTTTTGTGGTGTTAATAGAGAGAAGGCATTACTTACTTATATGATTAAACATGTTGATGGGCTTTGCGCTTACTCAGATGGACATCATTCTCAAAGAGAAGATGTTAGAGGTAGATTAACAGATATTATAGTATATTGTATTTTATTTTGGGGTATGGTTGAAGATAATGAAAGTATGTTAAACGACAAGCATTTTCCAGGATATGAAGACAAACTATAAAAAGTGTAGACATTGTGAAAAAGTTTATAAAATATCCGATTTCCATTGGAAAATTAAAAAGCAAGGCATTAGGTCTAATAAGTGCAAAACTTGTACAAATCAATACTCTAAGGCCCATTATGAACTACATAAGCATAATTACATTGAAAGGTCTAGGGAGAATACTAAAAGGTATAGAAAGGATGCTCGGGACTTAATTTATGAGTTTAAACTTAGTAATCCTTGTTCTTCTTGTGGTGAAACTAATCCTATTGTCTTGGAATTTCATCATCTGGACCCGAAAAAGAAAAGAAATGATGTCTCGAATATGGCAACACATGGATATTCAATCGAAAGCATTGAAAAAGAAATCGAAAAGTGTATCATATTATGTGCAAACTGCCATAGGAGGAAGACAGCAAAAGAACAGAACTGGCACTCTCACAAACTCACAGAAAGGAGTAAAAAATGGGAAGAGCAATAGACATGGAAAACGATATATCCAAACTAAAAAAGGAAGTAGAAGATATAAAGAACGTATTGCAAGAAATTTTAAATGAGGTAAAGAAAGATGAAAAGAAAAAAACCAACGTCAAAAGAAGTTCAGACAGTAATAGAAAATCTGATTCTACAGGTGATGAATCTGGAGGAAAAGATACTAAGTCTAAGTAAAGGTTTTATAGAATATATAGAATATAAAAAAGATTCTAAAAAGTTTGACAAATATTTACAAAGAAAGGAGGATGAACTTGATAGACAAAAAGATTCTAGAAAAAATACTAACAGAAAATAGTTGGGGTTTATATTTAAAAGGTAGACCGCTAGAAGAAATAAACACAAATGTTGGTGTGATATATAAGATATGTGAAGTATCAATTGAAAAACTAGTAGAAGGATATAATAGTTATTTAGAAAAAGAAGAATAAAAAAGGAGATAAAATGCAAGAGATAGCTGATGTTGCCACAGAGGATGTGGTATTAGGGAGTGTTATCTTATACCCAAAAGAATACAGTAGAATAGCGCCATATGTACCAGATAGAAGAGTTTTTACTCAGATAAAGGCTAAAAACTTATGGGACAAACTAACTGATATGGTGAAAGAGAACAAAACTATAGATTTGCCGATACTTTGTTCATCTCTTACAAGAGAGGATAATTTAAACGGTATAACTACAGGATATTTAGTAGATATAACAACTGACACAGGCAGTTCTGGTATGATAGAGGCTTATGCTCAGATAATTTATGAGAAATATCTACTAAGAAAAATTGTACAGGAGACAGAAAGTATTAGACAAAACGCACTACACAAAGGTAGCGATGTTTATACTTTAATTAATCAGGCACACTCTCTTATGGGAGAACTTATAAGAGTAAAGCCAGGTGAAAAATTTACTATTGATAAGGCTATGTCAGAGACCTTGAACACTATGCAAGAGGGTAACAAGAAGATGATTAAGACAGGCTTTAAAGAGATAGATGGACTTGCAGGAGGGCTAACAAGAGGTGAGATAAGTATAGTTGGCGGTAGACCGGGGCATGGTAAAACAACTTTTCTTGTCAACCTCTTAGCCTCCCTGATAAAAGGCGGTTATAAAGTTGCTATGTTTAACAGGGAACTGCCTAACAGTGAGGTTATAAAAAAATTAATATGCATAGAGAATCCAAGATTAAACTATAGAGATGTTAGGAAAGGTATTGTTGATAAAACAAACGTAGGATTTATCAATGAACTTAAAAAAGCATCTAGGAAAATAGCTGATATATATGGGGCAGACAATTTTATTATGTTTGATAGTATCAGAGATTTAACAAAAACTGCATCAGAGGTTAAAAAATTTGAACCAGATGTTATTATAGATGATTACATACAACTTGTAACGCCAGCGGGAAGAGAAACTGAAAGAAGATTACAACTTGAACGTATCTGTAATGAGTATAAGTGGTTAGCAAAAGAATCAAACTGTGCAGTAATATTAGCATCACAACTTAACAGGTCATTAGAGTCTAGAAATAAAGAAGCTAAAAGGCCACAACTATCTGATTTAGCAGAATCGGGAGCTATAGAACAAGTAGCAGAGAATGTATTTTTTGTATACTATTCTTATAAAGTAGACCCGTCAATGCACTCAAAAAATGAGATAAGATTAATCGCAAGTAAAGTAAGATATGGAGAGTCGTCTGAACTTACACTTCACTACAATGGTGATATATGTACAATTTATGATAACTGGTCCATACCACACGCAAAGGAACTAGATGAAACAAAAGAATTACCATTCTAAAGCATTTATAGGTATAGACCCAGGAAAATCTGGAGGAATATGCTGTATTCAGGATAACAGATTATGGTCCTCTAAATGTCCAGATTCTGTACAAGGTATGTCAGAGCTGTTTCAGCGCATGCTAAAAGATATTAATACTCAGGACATAACATTGTGTATAGAAAAAGTATGGGCTATGCCACATGATGGTAAAAGTTCGATATTTAGTTTCGGTCAGAATTATGGCCAATGGGAGGGAGTTATAGCATCTTCCAACATAGTCCCTATATATGTAACTCCTTCCCTTTGGATGAAACATTTTGAAATACCAAAAGGATTAGATAAAAAAGATAGAAAGAACCTAATAAAACAAATGGCACAAGAATTTATTAATTCAAATAACTATATGTCATATCAATGGAGAGGGGTCGCTACACTAGCAACAGCAGATGCTATTATGTTAGCGAAGTATGCAATTGATAAAACTGACTGATATACATGAAGTTTTTGGTAGCCTAAGTTTAATAACTAACAATGGGAGGAAAATACCTTTGGAATACGAAGAAATGAAAAAGTTTGACATAGACCTTGAGTTTGGGAAAATGGGCGAGGACTTTGTCAGAGACCTACAAAATGGTAACAATATGATAGAGGTCAAAACAGAGAGAGATATATGGAAGACTACAGGTAATATAGCTGTAGAGATAAGATGCAGTGGTAAGCCTAGTGGTATATCTACTACAGGTTCTAACATATGGATTCACTTACTATCTGATAATGGTAAGATTGTAGGCGGATATATATTTAGTGTTGATTATTTGAAGCAGAAAATAATAGACCTTAAAAAAGAAGGTAAACTAAAGATGACTATGGGCGGAGACTTTAATGCTAGTCAAATGGTATTAATACCTAGAACAGAATTATTTTAAAGATTTCATTTCTTTTTTTATCATATTAATAACTTCTTGGTCAGAAAACATTTTAGGCGCTAACCTGTCAAAATCATTCTTTCTTTCTTTGTAATATGAATCTAAAACTCTTAGGTCGTAAAAGTATTCTTTTGAACGCTCTTTGTCTTTATTTAACCAGTTTTGCCACATTTTAAATCTTTTAGGTTCATTCTTCATAAACTTAGAAGGATTAGGATTAACAGCTTCTAACTTACCTTGCACAACAATTGCTGCTTGTTTTAATGCTTCACTAAACCCTTTAGGGTCTTTACCATATTGAGCAGAAGTTCCATCAGCATTAATATTTTCTTTTATTAAATCTGTTGCGATAGCATAAGTCATTACTATTGTATGTCTAGTAAATTCTTCTGGTGTACCTTTATAAAATAATGTGTTAAAATCTTTGTAGTATTTACTTCTTCTGGTCATATATTTATTTCCAGTAGCATCATACTGTTTATCTGGAAACATCTCATCTTCAAAATCGTAATACAATCTTCTCATTCTTTTCATTTTAACAAACTCTTTGTTATCACGACCTTCAATTAATTTTAATGTTTGTCTATATAAAGCTACAGACCCTTTGGATGCTTCCTGTAAAGATTGGTTCCAAGTTTTTTGACCTCTTGCAAGTGGTACAAAACTTTCATACATAAGTTGAGCATAATTAAATACAGCAGGCTGTATGGTATATCTAACACCTTCACCTTCATATAAACGTAAGAAGTTACTTAATACCCCTAGCGCCTCACCTCTCATTAATGTGTGCTTCATCCATGTAAATGTATCAGAATTTTCTTTTGGAGGTTTTTCGTCAAAAACCATATCATAAATTGCCATCATAGCCTGGCCAGCAACAAATGGTCCCATTGCTATAGCTGCCATTTTTACCATATTGCCATTTCTACGTGCTAATGAGAAATTATTTATCGTATTTACAGTTGAAGCATATGCCATTCTTTGGAATAGTAAGAATGATTTAGTCATAGGCTTATCCATCCATTCAGGAGTAAATAAAGATAAAGCAGCACCTTGTGTTTTAATGTGGGCCATGTTATTCATTTTCTCATAAATATTTTGTAACTGCCTGTCTACTTTAGCCCTTTCATAAGAACTTTTAAACTTTATATTATCTGTTCCATTTAGTCCGTACTTTTTTAATAAAGCTCTTTGCTCATCTGTAAGGCTATAAAATTCTTTTAACTTTCTGTTAGCATTAGCTTCTTGTTTTTTAGAACCACCAAACTGTAATATTTTAACTAATCTTTGTTGTTCTATTTTGCTCATAGCAACTGACATGTATCTGTTAAAGTTTTCTGAAGGTTTCATACCTCCAAACCAAAATATCTTATCTAAAAACTTTAAGTTTCTTGTCTCTATAATGTTACGCAAACCGATTTCTGTAGCACCTAACCCTCTAACCTCTCTTCTAAATTCAGAACTCATAGTCATTGCCATAGCTTTAAAATAATCTCTCATTCTAAATGCTTGTGTTAAAGCAATTTGCCCTAATATTAAGTTTTTACCACCAGCTGTAGGAAATGATAGTTGTGTTTTGGCTAAAAATGTAGATAATGTGCTAAACGCACCACTTACAGCACCACCACTTGGTTCAAACATTCTAGTAACGCCAGCTTGTTTGTCTACTTGTTTTAATATAAAATCTCCCCACTTAGGATTTTCTCTTTTAACTTTACCAATAAAAGATTTAATATCAGGAACACCGTAACCTTTAAAGTTAACATACTCTGGTAACACTTCTGCAGTTGCCATAAATTTTGACATACCAAGAGCATATTTTTTTGCTGTATTTTCGTATGATGTTTCATAAACTTTTACTTTTTTGCCCTCAAACTCTATAAATTCAGGTAATTTCTCATGTCTAGATTTTAAATATTTACTATGCATTTTAGTGTCTGAGAATCCAAATAAATCAACAAGATTAGCATCTACATGCGCTCTAGCGTCTTCTTTCATAGACAGTACTTGCTCATCAGTTGGTTTGTTTGTATTATATTTTTCTTTAGCCAATCTACGTGCAACTGGTATAGACTGTTCATCTATAAGTTTATCTTGTGAGTGTCTTAGTATTCTTATAAACTCTGGAGTCGCAACTCTAGAAACATATATATTATCTTTAATCCAATTAATTTTATTTTCTTTTACAAATTCTGCATATTCAACTTCAGATAAATTAGCTTTTATTGCTTTTTTAAAAGACTTGTAAACATACTCAGTATAATTATTCCAACCAGCTATTAACTTGCCTTCATTTGTAGACATATTAACACCATCTAATCTTTTTTTGTATTTAGGGTTTTTAATAAATTTACCATCTTTTTTAATAACATAGTCAAATGCAAAAGCTTTTTTAACAAACGCTTTTTCTGATTTTGTTAATAAATCATTTTGTAATCTTTCAATATATCTTTCAGTGTCAGACAAATATAATTTATCTCCTGCTTTTGCAAACTTACCTTTACCAAACAACTTTTCCATAGCAACTTCAAAAACAACAAACTCACCAGTATGACCAAGTTCTATGCTTGCATGGTCTTCAAGTTTTGAGGCAATTTTTTCTGCCTTTCCGCCAAGTTTTCTTAATATAGAATTTGTTGGTAAAGCAAACTTATACGCATCTCCAAGCATACCATCAAGAGAATCCATAATTTTATTCATTTCGCCCATATTCCCGCTTGACACCAGGCCTTGGTACCTATCTTTTGCTGGCATATTTAGTTCGCCAACAGCAGATAAATATGATTTTAATTCACGTCTAGAAGCTCCAAATAAAGTTTCTTTCTTAAAGTTTAAAGCTTTCATAATATTTTTAGTTTGCTCTTCAGGTATGTTCTTAGCATACTTTTCTATCTTAGATATAAGTTTAAACTTTTCTGAAAGTTGAGCTGTTCTTTTCATATCCTTGAATGGCATACTACCTAAAACTTTTCTAAATAATTCTAAGTTTAAATCTGTTGTGTTTGCATCTCCAAGAATAAAATCTTTAGGGTTTTCCATGCCAGATTTTTCTGCTAAATATTCTACAAGCTCTGCTTTTTCTTTTTTAGTTAGTTTTAAATTATTATTATTAAGAGCATCATTAAATTCTTTTTTAACACCTTTTGCATACTCAGCTGTGTTTTCATACTTATATTGAGCAATGCTAGTAGCTCTTGCGTTAGCATTAAATGCAAATCCTTTATAAACTTTATCGCCTAATATATTACGTATATCATTTTTGTTTAAATTTTCTTTGCCAAAAAATACTGATTTTACATTAGAATAAAGCCTATTAAGCCAAGCGCCCATTTTCTGCTTTAATGTTGCTGGTTGCTGACGTTTAAGGCCATATAAAGCTATTTCATCTGCAATAAACTCACTAAAACTTTTATTTGATTTTTTAACATCTTGAGCAAATATTTTTTTAGCTTGATTCCAAACTTTATTTAATCTAGTATTTCCAGTTGTTTTAATCATAGATTCTAATCTATGAGCATTTTCATGAAAGAAAGTAAATTTATTAGATTTACCCATTGTAATATCAATAACGCCTTCATAAAATCTTCCTGCATAATTAGCATCATCTATTTTTTTAAGTTTTATTCCAGGATTCTTTTTTATTTGATTATCAAGCCATGGACTTAATGTTTTTGCTGATTCTGGCGGACCCTCTACAATTTCTTGTAATTGACCCTTTTTTCTAATACCTAACTTTTCTTGAATAATTTTATTTTCTTTTAGTAGCTGGCTAATTGGGTCATTTTTATAAATTGTTTTTATTCTAGTTTTATCTTGCCTTAAATAAGCACTTATATCTTGGTCTAATATTTTAACTTCACCAGCTTTTGTTCTTAATAAATTTCTATTAAGATTGTAATCAATATAATCCTTACCAAATACCTCCATAGCAATTTTCTTTTTAGCTGCCATTTTATCAATTTTAAAATCTTTATTAAAAATAGGAGTTTTTTTATTTCCAGCAAAATTTAATATTTCTTTAGCTAAAGCTTCTGGAATAGGTATAGCATTAGGTTTGGTTTGACCTTTTGCTTTTTTAGCAATAACAGGGACCCCTTTTGCAACCCCAAAATCAATGTGCCAACCTTCTTTAGGATGCTCTCTAATATTTTTGATTGTCATCTTATTTAATTCTTGAGGTCTTATACCATATTTAATTAATTTTGCTAATAATTGAGCTTCAGGTTTTTTTTGTTTATTAACAACTTTGTTAATTGATTCATCTACTTTGTTTAGCAATTTAGTGTCAGCAAACTCTGGCCCAGTCAATCTTTTTTCAGCAGCTATATTAACTTCAGAATAACTAATTAAATTTTTAACACTTAATCCGTCAGGATGAAACTTTTTATGAACATACTCATAAAATTTTGATAATGGCGCAACATCAGATGGCCCAAGTTTATTTTTTGTAGGGCTAGCCATAACAACATCAATTAAATAATCATTAATATCCTGAACTGATGAGTCAGATAATTTTTTATTTTTTGCTTTATGAAGGTAATCTACGTATTTTGCTGCCTGTGTGCTATAAGACTTTCCTCTTTTAGTTTCAATTCCAAAACCTATAACAGCTTCAATGTCAGCTTTTGAGCCAGTGACACTATCTACTTTTACATTAGGCATTTGTTTTTCTTTTTTTATTGCAAAACTTTGATTAGCAGGGTCTTTTATAAGCTCTTTTACTCTAAAACTTTCAGATTTTTTATCGTAACCTATTCCTCTTTTTTCTATCTCTTCACCAAAAACTTTTCTAATTTGTTCTGTTACTGGCGCTTGTTTTGTTTGGACTGGTTTAGTTACACCTTCTTCAACAAAACCTTCTTTCTTAGCAGCCATTTCTTCAGCTTGTGATTTAACTATTCTTTCTTCTGCTGGTCTAGGTCTACCTTTGTCGTCAACAAGTTTTGATTCTCTTGTTAGTGTCTTAGGAGTGTACCCTGGGTCTGCTTTAGTTAATTCATTCCTTAGTCCTGTTAACTGTTCATTTGTGACATTGAATGCATCTTCATAAACTTTATGCTCAGACTTTAAAGACTCTTTATAAACTTTAAACTCTGCGTCTGTAATTTTTTTATTACCTTTACTTAAAGATATTTCGTCTAAAACCTGCCTAAACAAAGCATCATCATCAAGCATCATTTTAAGATGACCTTGCTCTACTAGTTTTACAGACAGTAAATGTTGTTGTGCTGCATCAATTTCTGTTTGAGTTAATTTTTCACCTTTTGCTACTTTTTTAAGAACATCGTTAACTTTTTTCTGTTCTTTTAAAAATTTAGCTGAACCCTCTGCTGTTGCATAATCACTTTGTTTTATTTTAACAGTCTCTTTAACAAGTTCTGGGTCTATAGAAAAACCTGCCTCTGTCATTGTTTTTTCTACATTTTCTGCACTTTTAACAAGCTTTGCGGCTTCCCTTTTGTGTATTTCCATTACCTGATTAGCAATATTAGCAGTTTCGTCAATACCTCTTAGCTTGTTACTAATTTTAACAGTTCCTGCCATAGCTCCTACAATAATAGTGTTTTGAATTAAAGAGCGCCCAAACCCTTCTTCAAAAATACCAGGAACGTCCTCATATACTTCTACACCAGCTAACTTCCCTAAACCTTTATAAAATGTAGGCATAGCAGAAAATGCAAGAGCTTCTACACCAACTTGTGCTGGAAAACCTTGTAGTACTCGACTTGTTAAATCTAAAGTTGCTTTATTGTTTTTGGCTGCTAACTTTTTAAGGGCGTACTGACTTCCTAAATAACCTTTAGCAACCGCACCTGCTGGGACTCCAAGCAAAAAACTTTCACCAAAACCTTTTGCGCCATCAAGTAAAGTTTTACTTATATCTACATTTCCAGTCTCTTTTCTTTGTTTTGCTGCTGAGTGTACAGCAGAATGAGAAGCTCCTAGTGTACCTAAGCCTATACCAGTACCTAACCCTTCAGTAACCATAGCTGTTTTTATAGCTGAATTATTAACAGCTTTTTCAAAAGCTTTCTGTCCGCCTTTTTTCATAGCATTATTTTTAAAGGCAAGTAATCCAGCATCTTTAAGGCCCTTGAACGCTCCCTTTGTAACCGCCTTGCCAATTAAACCGCCAGAAAATAAAGCTGCTACTTCTGCAGCATTAAACATTCCTAACATAAATGAACCAGCCTCACCAAGCAATCCCGCATCATAATTTTCTACTTCATATTTTGGTTTACCATAAATAGCTTGATAAGCCATACCAGCTATTGATTCATTGTAAGATTTTTCAAAAAAGTCAGCTGATATACCTAAAGAAGATATACCGTCTGGAAATGTTTGAGCTAAAGCTCCTGACAAGCTAAAATCTGTAGCTAAATCTGCGAGCATACCTTTTAATCCGTTAATTTTTTCAGGCTCTGCATTGAGATTAGCCAGATAACTAGAGTCTCCTTCTACAGGCTTATTTGTATAACCAGCAGAATGTTCTTGAGGTAATGGGGTAAGAGGTTTGTAAGGTTTTAAATATTCACCAGTTTTTGAATTTAAATATTCACTAGCTAAATTATACAGCTCTTCTTCATCTTGTGTATTAGGAGCAATATTTGCTTTAAACCATTTTAAATAATCGTCTCTATTATTTATCATAATTAATTATTTATTAGCAAAATAATTTTGCACTAATTCAGCATTTGATTTGCCTGTTTTTATTTGTTCTACGTTCATATCGCTAGCTATAGTGTTAAACCAAACATTTATATCTGTTGTATCAAGTAAATTTTCTTTTTTAGCAAGACTGTCTTGTAAATTTTTTATCTGTAAAGATAATTTATTTTTTTGAATTTGTAAAGATTTTTTGTTAAAAGAAGTCATTTGATTCATTTCTCTTGTTCTATCTTTTATATTTTTTTTAGTAATAGCAATTTCATTTTTTAACTTGTCTTGCCATTTTTTAAACTGTGGTTTTGCTTGCTTTAGTTGACTTTCATTTAAATTTGTATCTATTGTTTCGCCACCTGCTGGGGCAGTAACTTTGTTGTAAAAAGTATCAAAATCATTATTGTATTCATTTTTTTGTTCTGCTGTGTAAGTATTCCACTCCTTACGTATTCTTTGCTTTTCTTCAGATTCTTCAGTTGTTTCTACGTTTAATGGCTCTACACCTTGATTAGCTAAAGAATCCTCTGTTGTTTTTGATATTTGATTACCATCATCTAAGTTTTCATTATTATTATTTCCATCTTTATTAGCATTTTCAAACATACTAACATCAATTGGTTCAAAATATCTAAAGCCCCAACCTTTTGCTTCTTTACTTACTATAAGTCTTTCGCCCTCTAGTGCAGTTTTTTGTTGATTTAAATTTTTAATTAATTCTTCTGGACTTAAATTTATATTAGTCATATACTGTGTAGCTTGCTCATAAGCTTCGTCTATATCTGTACTTATAGGCACATCAGGGTATAACTGTCCAAAACTACTTACAAAAGTTTGTTTATTTTCATTATTAAGAACTAGTTCAGTATAATTATTTTTATTTTTTAAAGCATCTGTATTTATTTGATTTATTGTACTGTTTATGCTTTTTATTTTAACATCATAATCTTTTTTAAATGATTGAAACTCTTTATCTCTTTGATTTTTTCTTTGGTTATAAGAATCTCTATCTCCAGTCATAACAAATATAGCCTCTTCAGGTAATAACTCATTGTCGTAAACTGAAGCTTGTATAAAAACATTTTTAGAACTTGAGTAATTATCTACATCTACAATAAATTCTGAAGCAGACATTTGTTTGCCACCAAAGCCTGTAAATTTCATATTTTTATTATTAGACCCTTCTGTAAGTAATTTAAATCTTTTAATTTTAGCTAAATTATTCATTGTTTCTTCAAAAGCTGAATCTAATTCATTAGTCTGGTTGTAATAATTAACTATCTCTTCTTTATTTAATTGTGTAAATGTTTTTCCATCTATAAGAGGTTGAGTTACAAATGTAGCAATTTCATTTCCAAGGCTTTGTATTTCATTTATTTGAGATAATCTAGAGTTTCCTGAACTTTTTGCAGCCTGATAAAATGATTGAGTTGAAGCGCTAAGATTAGAAGTGTCAATATTCTCCATAAGACTTAAAGCATGATTAATTTCAGCTCCACTAGAAGCTTTATTTATTAATTCGTTTGCTAAAGAGCCGACACCTAAAGCGTCTTGTTCTCGTTTTACTTGACGTCTCTCTTGAGCTTGTTGAAAAGCCCCACCTACCTTTAAAGCTAAATCAACAGTTTGAACTAGCCTATCCATTGGGTCTTTACCTAAATTTAAATCTACATTTGCTCCTGCGGGTAATATTTTAGCCATATAATTTCCTACATATTCATTGGTTCTATAATTGAACCATAGTCTTCTAGTTCAGAATATAGTTGCTGTAATGCATTTGCTCTTTGTTTATTAACATCTTCCATAATGGCTTGCGAACCTTCTACAAATTGTTGCTCTGCTAAATCTTCTGCTACATTTCTACTGCCATAACCTGCAAAACCACCACCTATTTGTGAAACTTTTGCTCTTTGCCTAGCTAAAGCGTCTGCTAGTGTGCCTCTTTTCATAGCGGTTTCTTTAGCATAACTTCCAGGGTCTAACGCTCTAAGAGTTGATAACTCTGCTGGTTTAGCCATTGCAGGGTCAAAGTCATAAAGACCAGCTCTTTCAAACCCTTCTGCTAATGATTGTCCTCCAAATATATTAATAGGTTGATTTGATGTAAACATAAAAGCTGGACTATCTGGGTTTAAATAAGGGCTATCGGCAGGTATATTAGAAAACCCCATGTTATTAGCTACCCATTCTTCTAAAGCATTGTCGTACTCTAAGCCAATCATTTCCATAAAATCAGCAGTTGGCCCATAACCTTGAGCCACTAAATCTTTATAAACATTATAAGCTCCACCATCAGGAAAATCTTCTTCTGATATAAGTTTAGGTCTAAATGTAGTTTGCACATCTGACATAAATGATTTTGGTAATAAATAATCTAATACGCTCATATAAATCCTTAATATACTTTAGGAGCTTGCGCTCTTGTCATAACTGGTTCTTGAGTTGAACCTAATAAATAGTCTTGTAATAAATTTTGCAATATTGGAGCATACATTCCTGGTGTAGATAATGCTGTAGCCATTTTACCACCCTCAACTAACGGTGTTGTTAAAGTTTTTAAGTCTAATCCTGGTGTGTATGGTAATACAGTTGACTCTAAAGCAGATACTGCTTTTCCTAATCTAGTTGGGCTGGTTACATTTTTCATAACTTGCTGTTCAATACTTGATAAACCGCCTTGGTCCATAATAGTTTCTCCTGCTCCCGCACCAACCATTTTACTAGTAGTTTTTGTAAGAGGTAAAGTTTTCGCAGCAGATACAGCAGTTGGTATCATAGATACTAAGTTAGTTATTAAATCAGCTTGCTTTCTACCTTGCAAGTTTCGTTTTAATTCAGCCTGACCTTGCATCATACCACCTGTAAGATAGTCTTCTAAAAATGTTCCTTTAAATCTTGCGGGTATATTAACATCTTTACCTGCTTTTTTAATCATTTTTTTTAAATCTTTTTGAGAAGTAACAGTATCTAATCCTTGAGCAATTAAACCAGCTACAGGGTTAATCATACCAATTCCTGTTTTAACTAAACCGCCAAGTTTGCCGCCAAATAAACCAGTTCTTTTTGACGCTTCTTTTTGCATTCTTTCTAATTCTTTTTCAAGTAAATCAGTAGCTTCTTTAGCTCTTGCATCTAAATAATCTTGTTGCGCTCTTTTTTGAGCCAATCCTACTTTTGATGCTAAATTTTCTAATGCAAATGGTTGTGCCATTATTCTCCTTACAGTTCTGTGTGTAATTTATAAAAATATATTAAATATTCATAATAAATATTTTTTAATAATCCTAATGTTTTATTATCCAGCATCAGCTGCTCCTGTTGGGTTGCTCAGTGAAAACCAAGAAGTACCGTTACAATACAATGTATAGCCACCATAACCTACAACTCTTTCGTCAGAGCCTGATGTTAAAAAAATCTTTTGATGTGTTCCTACTGCAGGACTTTCATTGTGTTCTAATTGTATAAAGTTTGTAGTATCTGTTTTAACTATATATAAAATCTGTCCTGCTACACCACCACTAAACCCTCCTATTACAACATTATTACTTGAAGTATCTACTTCTAATACTGTAGTATCTGATACATCAATACCATCTGTAGGCCCTGCTGTATTAAATGTAGTATGTTTATATTTAGCTATACCATCAACATCAAGAGTCGTGGCAGAAAAACTTCCAGGCACAGAAACGCTTGATGAGGATGCTGTAGCATGCGGAACTATAGTTAAAAAAGACGCTGGTGTTCCTGCTGAAGCTATATCATTACCAATTGTTAATCTTTGATTTGTGTTAGCTGTAATTGTCCAATCATCTCCAGCGTCATCACTATTATCTGACTGTAAAAGTATTTTTGCTGAACTGTCATTTGGAGCTTTTAATGTTAAATCTCCTGTATTGCTTATAGTTATTTCAGGGTCAGCTAAAGATGAGCCGCTTGATATATAAAGTTTACTTGTATCGTTTGCTATCATTCCTAAATTCCACCTAGGATTTAAAGCATTATGTATTTGAAAAGCAATATCGCCAACGCCTGTACCAGTACCACTTATTGCTAGTTTTGCATCATTTGTTGTAGATAAGAATCTAGAAAGTGTAGCAGACCCAACTAACAAAGGCATCCCTTCTGTTAAAGTCCCGCCTGAATCTACTGTGCCAGTTTTAGCTATATCTACTGGTGCATTAGCACCATCTGTAGAACTCCTAAATGATACAGCTCCTTTTTTGTTTTGAACAGCAACAGCACTTGTGCCACCAGGTTCTCTAAGTAATATTTTATCTACAACAGGAGTATTATTTGTTTTAGTAGAAAGTCTTTTAACTTCGTCTTCTAATTTTCTAACAGTAGAAGCTATCTGTCTTAAATTTATACCAAGGTCTACACTATGCCATTTATTAGATTCTTTTACGTATAACTTTAGCCCTTTTCTAGATGAGCGTATTGTTATGTCTCCATTTTGGCCTTCAAGACGTTGTGGAGTACCTTTACCTAAAGTTATTCCTCTTGATTGTCTAATAGCCATTACTTAATACTTTTTTCTCTGTATACTATACTTATATCGTTTATTTGAAATGATGAATGTATGTACCCTAAATCATATGCAGTTGATAATCCTACTCCAAAAGTTAATGCTGAAGACAAGGTAGCAACTTTACTATCTTTATCATAAGCAGTAATTTTTCTTATTTGCCCTTGACCATTTCCGCTGTAAAAAAATATAGGCATACCATTATAATAATTGACAGTGTTAGAAGCATCCGATGCTAAAGTAATTGTAGAGCTTCCAGATGCACTGCCTGCAGTTAATTTTGAAACTTGACCTGCATTAGCATGACTAAACTGTAATGCTATTGAAAATACATTATTAATACTAGACGTTGGCTTTAGCCCTACTGTTATCCATTCATTTGTACTTGTTCCAGCATTGTATGCATCAAAACCTTTTGCGTTACTGTAATATGTAGTATCTTGAAATGTTCCTGTAAAATTATTAGAACCATTAGTTGCATAATTTACTTTAATACCTGATACATAACTTTGACACTTAAATGTTACATATATTTTATAAATCTTTTTTCTTCTACTAGGACCAGAGTAAGTGTTTGTTGTAGAAGATGTTCTTGTTAAATCAAAATCTTTTGTTCTTAGTTTAAATTTTTCTGCAGCCTTTGTATGATTCCATACATCTCTAGCAGAATCATCCCATACAGATATATTTCCTAAATTTAATGCTTGGTCTGTTTGAGATAACATTATAAGACCACCATTTTTAGATACAATCATATTACTTCTAAATATATTAGCAGGTTCTACAGGTATATTAGCATCATCTCCAGTGCTTTGTAACACAAGAGGTTGTCCAGGAATAGTAGAAGCAGCATCAGAACCTGTATGAGGAATTGTAAATGCATCTGTTATAGGAACATTTAATCTTATTGAATTAAATGGTTTGCTTGACTCATCATTATTAGCCATTATACCTCACTCTCTGAATTACCAAATACTACATCTCCTGGGTTAGATAATTGATACCAATTAAATAAATTGTCATGTTGAGTTACAGAACTGTTAGATATATCATATATATATCCACTGCTTGAAGCTCCTGAAATATTTGTTGTTAATATAATTAACTTGTTAGAGTATTTATCATAACCTACTATTACAGGCCTTTTAAAATCTTCATTAGTTAACCAATTGTCTATTCTAAATTTATCTGCACTTACATTACTTAATTTTTCACCATCATAATAATATATACCGTTTGAATTAACCCAAAATATACCATCGCTAGATTTAGCTATTTGACATGGATTTTTTACGCCTGCCCCAGAAAATGTAGATACAAGCTCTTCACCTTCGGATGTTACTTTAATAACATATGCAGTTTTTTCTTTATACTGTATTAGTTTATCTCCTACAGATTCTAATGCTATAATACTTTCACCATCAGAAGTAGCTACATCAATAAAGTGTGTACCATCATCTGGAAATGTGTCAAATTTATCTGTATCTGAGCGTAACATTCTATCTGGAAATGTTTTGTCACCAATTTTTAAATTACCTATATACACTTTTCTATCTACAGTTGTTGTTGTTTTATATCTGGCGGCTAAACTTGTACCTGCTTCATAACCATTATTTGCCTCATACGTAATAAGTGGTAAATTTTTAATAGTATCTCCAGACAAATTTCCAGTCACAATAGCTCTTAAATCAGTCGTTTCGGTTGACCCCCATTGGTCTCCATCTATATCACCTAGCCTTAAATTTTCTACATCACTATCTTTAGCATGCATTATGTATGTACCTTCTTTTAAGTCTACATGATATAACATAATCCACTCTTCTGCTAAACCACCTCCAACTATATCTACTTGTTTCATATAAATTCTAAAACCTTCAATACGTTCATTCCAACTGTTATTTTGTGCTGTAGAATTAAATATACCTGTTCTAGAATTGTTACACAAAAAAGCTAAAGAAGCTTTTGCAACGCCTTGAATTAATCTTAAATCAAAAGCATTAGCATGTGTCATTAATTGTTTAGCTGATTTTGTTACTGAAAATAAAATTAATTTTACTTTTTCTGAACCTCCACCATTAGCACCAATTACTTGTATAGCTAAAGGTACATCTGCATCAACACTAGTGTGTGTAGTTATAGTTCCAGTAAAATTAACCAAACCAGTGCCACCACTAGGTTGTGGGACAGTTAAAGATTCTACTCCAGTTTTATTTGATTGGTCAGGACCTACCCCAACATATAATTTTACAGAAACTCCTGAGCAAGATTCAAACCTAATGCTAGCAGATATATCATAAGATGTTTGTGTAGAAACAGTAATGTTAGAGTCTTCATAAAACAAATGTTCTTGATTAGCTACAGATTCACAAAAATTAGATACATGGTCGTAATTATTAGGATTAGAAGTAGATAAAGCGGCTTCTGAACCAAAGCTAGAATTTGCGGTTATCCATCCCGTTGTGCTAGTAAACCCTTTATTTATTAACACCTCATCAGCTTGTGTAGTCATTAAGGCGTTAGTAATGTCTGATTCTTGCATTTCACTACCACCACCGTCATATAAATAAGACATGCCAAGTATATATTTATTTTTAAGATTATCATCCATAACCTCATCTTCCAATATAATTTCTTCAGTTCCTTCGCCTGGGTAACTAATAGCGTCTGAATCTCCTATTATTTTAACTTGACCATCTGAACTTCCAAATCCTATTATTTCAAAAACACCATTTAAAGATGCTCCTGAAGTATCTTCAATACCAGCATTTGATATTGATAAAAATTTACCAATTGCAAAGCCATATTTTGGTAATGTAACATCTATAGCAACAGTATCATCTAATGAATCTGCAATCGTTAATATTAAATGAGTTTCTGTAGATGTAGTAACTGAGCTTACTGTAGTTCCATCTACTAATGTAAATTTAGTATCTTCAGATATGTCATTAATATCAATACCTAAGCTAACTTTTTCTGGCTCATCTGGGTATAAATTACTTTCAAGTAATGTAGAGTCATTTGAAGATATAATGTTTTGGTTATATACATTTAAAGCTCCATACTTAGGCGCTTCTGGCACCTGTATATCTTGTACCCATCTATTTATATTTGTATTAGCTCCTGCTTTTTTAAGCATAGGACGTTTAATATGAGTAAATACTTTAGGTACATTAATTTTAAATATTTTAGAATTATTGTCATGGTCTTCTATTTTAGTTCCAAAACGTCCTCTTTCTACAGTTATAGAACTAGCAGCTGAAACTGTTACTTTCATAACCTCAGAGTCTATTTTTATATATTCTCCTACAGATAGCCCATGTCCAGCGTCTACATTAAATGATGTAGTAGAGTCTGCTGAAACAGAAATTGCAGTTAAAGCTGTTAACTCTTCTTCACTAAAGTTAGCGTCACAAACTCTTAATCCATTATCTGCTTTATAATAAACAGGCTTTACACCTTTTACATCTAATAAATTTTCACTATTACCATCAGTGCCTGTATTGTGTACAGTACCCATAGATATAAGAGAATCTTTCCAAGGCCCATAATCTGTTCCTTCAAAATTATCTGTCCATATATCTATATCTGCCCCATCATTAACACATATAAATTCTGTATTAACTTCATTAGGGCCAGTACCATCAGAAACACTTGTATTATTAAAATCATAATCGTGTGTAAATGAAAATAGCCCATGACCTGACGATATGGGCGTTTCGTTATCAAACCTATCTTGACCTTCACTATCTGTAGGGCTTACAGGAACATTTTCTGCGTTTACTGTAACAAACGAAGATTTACCATCACCTGGCATTGTTACTTTACCTACATTAGAAACATCTACATTAGTAGCTTCTACTAATTGATTGTCTTCTATATCTCTTGGGTCAGCCTTTTTGTTGATACCACCTTCAAAAGCTTTTATATGGTATACTTGTTTAGGCATCTAGTCTTCTATTAAAGCTTCCTTAACTACTTCTTCAACAGAATCCCAGATAGCGTCTAATATTTTAGCTTCTGTTTTTTCTGATATAAATGGAATGTCTACATTCTCATTCATTTTATTAATCATTTTTTCTTTCATTTCGTCATTGAATATATATCCAGCAACAATTTTACCAAATCCTGACATTAATAACTCCTTCTTTTAGCTTTCATAGGTTTTCTTTTAGTTTTCATAGACTTCTTTTTTGCTTTAGGTCTACCTTTTTTACTTCCATATGTTCCTTTACCCATTGGCATAGTATTTCTCCTTTGATTACTCGTAATCTCTGTTTTTTAAAAATCTTTCTTTAAGACCATTACCACTTAATGCAGCAAGTATTTCTACAATTGCTCTATAGCTTGCTTTAATATCTTTTTGTTCTAACTGCATTTGTTTTTGAGAATCTATAAGTTTGATAACAATACCTTCAAACCTATCATTAGCCTCATCTAAATCTTTCTTTAAATCGTCTTGAATCCAGTTGTTTTGTTTCCATATAAAAAAACCAAATGCCATTGTCATTGCAACTGGCACTCCAAACTGTTCTATAACTTGTAGTATATCCATCTTACATTCTAGGAACTGATAAAGCTCTTACTCCACTTTTTCTATGAGGATATTGTTTAATAGTTCTTTCATATTTACTTCTATAATAACCAGCTCTTTGCAAGTCACCCATATCTTCTAATAGTCTAGACTTTACATAATCTATTATTGAAGAATGTAATGAGGTATCTAATCCAGAGTTAGCTTTTAAATCATCTGTTACTTCTTCCACTTTACCATACTTAGAATGAGTATGTATGCGTAGACCACCTGTAACACTACTACCAGAATATGTATCATACTTATCTATTGTAGTTTCAGTTGTGTCGCTAACATCATTAGATATAACTTTGCATACTAAAGCTAATCTTTCATCGTCATTATACCATGCAAAATAACTATTAGGATAACTTCTTTTATCTGTAGCCATTTAATCTCCTATGCTGATGCAATAAATATTTCTAAATCTACTGCTACTGAGCCACTTTCATTTAATGCTCTAATATCTGTAATAGCATCTAATGTTGGGCTATCTAAATCACCTGCTGCAGCATCAAATGCAGCATCAAAAGTGTTTAATATAAAAGATTTGCCCTCTTCTAATAAAAGCCATGCACATTCATCATCTGTAGCGTCAGAATTATTATCTCTTACTATTTGAAGTTTTACACCTTCACTTGCTGCAGAATTTAAATTTGTTATTCTTAAATATTTCATATCACCAACTATAAACTTTCCTGCTGCAACTGCTGTACCAGTATCTCCAGTTGTTTCTAATAATGTTATTGTACCGTCTCCACTTACAGGTACAGTTAATATTCTTTTAAAAACTTCACCTATAGAAGAAACTGTTGTAGTAGTTGTGCCACCTTGGTTTTTTCCATTTAAGTTAATAGACTCATTTATGGTTACAGTTAAGGTTGATGCTGTTAATGTACTTGCCATGTTTACTCCTAAGCTGAAGCTATGAAAGCTTCTAAATCTACATCAGCACTATTTGCTGTTGCTTTTATTCCTGTTAAATCTTCTAATGTTGCGCCTGATATATCTCCATAATCTACAACTCCAGTGCTAGTGCTACTTACAATTAAATAACTTGCTCCAGGGTCTAAGCGTACACTAAAATCTGTACTATTAGCACCTTCTATATTTAATGTGACATAATTACTATCATCTTTATTTGTAAGCCTAATATATCTTATTCCTGCAGCAACATAAATTCCACTACTAACTGCAGCGCCAAAAGAGCAAACAGTTACTTCCGAAGTAGGTATTGTTACAATTCGATTTGTAACTTCATTTATAGAGCCTATAGATAAAGTATTAGTAGCACCCTGATTCTTACCATTTAAATTGATAGATTCTGATATAGAAACTGTCATTGTTGCGGCTGTTACTGTACTTGCCATTTTTTACTCCTATTTTAATGAATCAGACGTTTCGTCTGTATCATCTTTTAATAATCTATGCGAGTCTGCCAACATAGGTATTCTCACATATCTATCATTGTTATCTAAAATTTCAACTCTTGTTACATCTATAACAGAGTCATCTAATTTATACCATCTTTGTTTTGAATTTAAATTTTGTATTTTTTCTGTAGTATAATGCTGTACTTTACCTGACATATCCATCAATGCGTCATTTATAAGTTGTACCATATACTGTTCGGGTTGCCTTCCCATTGTATATTCTATTTGTTGTATTAATTCTTTAACGGTCATCTCTACCTCCACCAGTAGTAGCAGGAACTGCTTGTCTTGGAGCTTGAACACTTGCAACGCCCATCATCTGTAAAGCCTGCGTATAATCTTGTTTTAATGCTGTAATCATAGGAATATAAAGTTCTGTATCTTCTTCTGAAGCAAGTAAGTATTCAGCCATTTTAATTGCAGCATATAGCACTACAATGTATTCCATATCATTAGATAAATTAGCTATAGCACTATCACCATGCGCTATTTGTGTAAGTGGTAAAAATAATACTTCTGCAGTTTGACTAGCAGTAGGGTCTGGAAATACATTAAGTACAGAGTTTTTAATAAAATACACTGGGTCTGTTTCTTTTGCATGCATTAAGTCATTTGTATCTGCAACTCTAGAAGCCAACACAGGAGACACTTGTCTACATATTTGATTAAACCCTTTTGAGTCTTTTCTTGTTACAGCCATTATAGGTCCAATAGTATTTGTATTTAATGCAAGTGTAGAAGGTGAATTATTAAGTTCTGTATGTGTAACACACTCTAATAACTTATCAGGAGGTAAAACATTATACA